GAAGGCAGACCGACAAACATTCCATTGTTAGCCTTTAAAATCCGGCATCCCTTAATGACAATGCAATCGTCAACGCATACGTCCAAGAAGGCGAGTAGGTTTCCACGGTTTACATTGCTTTTTCTTTCAATCGTTACCTTCATTTTTCGTCCTTTGTTTCTGGTGGTTGATTTTCTGCGACCTCGGCATCCGTCCAGTCTGTGCGGTCTGGAACCTGAACCATGTTTTTATCAACATCGGTTTTAATGGTTTCATCTGCGCCGATCTTTTCCTGAACGTCAACCGATAGAGGCAGCATTTTGCAGATCCTCTTGACAGCGGTCTTTTTTGCCATTTCCTCGTACCACTTGGACCAAGGGCTGTATTCTGAGAATCCAGCCTTAGAAGACGCCCTGACCTTATCAACCTCCTCTTTCTGCAGGTAAACAAATACCTTCTCTCCGGCCATCATGTTCTTGGCTATGCAATAAACGCCTATGAACTCACCCCTTGCACCGCTTGCCGGAACATGCTTTAGGACAGGGTTAAGCCCCTGTGCGTACTCAAACTGATCGTTGGCATAAACGCATTCAGCGTTAAGGATGCAAGCCTTGCCGGAACGGTTGACAAGCTCCATCGCGCCTTTAAATCCGATTATGAATTGCGCTTCCATATTTCCCTTGTTGTTAAAAGGGATGTAATGGCAATGTCCGATGTTTCCAGGCTGCAACCCAAGCTGAACGGTCTGAATTACAGCAGCCACAAGCGAAGCCTGAGAACACTTGGAAAGCTCTGGTTTTGATTTTAAAAGCATCGAGAACACGCCCACTAATCGGTCTGGCGTAATCGTGTTCGGCAATGCTTTTGCAATAAGGTCTTTCTTTTGCTCCATGAAGTCATAGACCGTTGCGATTTTTGGCTTTGCAGCCACCTGATTTTTTAATTCTTCGACTGTAGACATGTGGGCGTCTCCTTTGCTTTTGTAATCCTCATCACCCTTATGTTGTTCTTTTTGCTGTACTTCTCATAAAGTCCAGCGGCTCTTAAAGCCTCGGTGTCAACGCGACACTGGGCTTGTGGCGTCCATTTAACGATGTATTGAGATGTTCTGATTCCAAGACTGTCTTTTATGACTTCCTTAATCTTGGCCTCAACGGTGTCGATCTCCTCTTCCATGTTGTCCCTGTGCATCTTCAGTTCTTGGAGGTGCTTTATTGAAATGGTAAGCTCTTCTACAAGTTGAATTTCTTCATTGCTGTTTGGGTATAATTGGACAAGGAAATCGTTGTCGTTGGCATTAGCCATTGGAGGAGTGCCTTCTTCCACCATCTTCCAAAAGGAAACAGCCGCTTCCGTCATTGACTTGAATAACTCTTTATCTGCCTCGATCTTTTTGTATCTGAATTTCTGACCGCCAATAAGTACGGCAATATGCCCGACGCTGCGGCCTGTTATCATTAACTGCCACATGACTTGAAGGATGTACTCTTGTGGGATTTCTTCGCCGTCCCATTCCTTTTCTTTCCATGCGGAGCAAGTCTTGCACTCTAAAAGCTCATCCGTTCCAGTAACAAGCCTGTCAACCTGACAGCGCATAAATAAATAGTTATCGTGGATGTAAATCTTCGGCGACCTGCGAACACTTAAACCAGTTTCGCGCTCGAACTTCTTTGCCACAAAATCCTCAAGCTCCGTTCCAAGCTGCACCGCCTCATTACTGCTTAAATCGGCTTGCTCAATCTGCCCCGTCTTCTCAGCCCATAATTGAAGCGGTGTCTTCCATCTGCTCATACCCATAACAGCGGCAATATCTGAACCGCCTATAAACTCTTTTCTGTCTACCGTCGCCTGCATAATCATTGATTGCTCCTTTCTATCTGCGGATACTCCCTGCCCATGTGACAGTCAGCGCAATCTCCGTAACCTCTATCGCATTCAGGGATGTACTGGCCGCATTCTTGGCAGTGGGTTTGCTGGGGGCGCCTCATATTCTCCCTTCCACTCTCTGCTTGGCGTATTCCGCAACAAGCTTCTTCATTAATGGAGCAGCCTGTCTCTTGCTTACCTTCGGCTCTGGCTTGGCCTGGCGTATAATCTTCATCAGTGCCCCCCTGACATGATCATTAACGCTTCCCAATAAACAAACATGATTAGGCCCATTCCAATAAGGGTAAAAGCTGCGTCCTGTACCTTTTGCAGAATGCGCTCCTTCTTGTTGTCCTCGTATGTCTCACAGGCCCAGCAATCGCAATCTAAAGTTTGGCTTTTCATCTCGCACCTTCCGTTTCCTTGATGGTGAGGACGTACTCGCTTGTAACAGCATCGTATTCAACCCTTTCAAAGCTGCCGTCCTCTAGCGCGTCTTTTATCAACTTATTAAGCCTCTCATTCTCGAAATAACGGATACGGATTTCTGTCATGGTCACCTCCATGCTTTGACATAAAAAAAGGAAGTAGGCTCACTCGAAGGTGATCGAGGCAAACTTGCGGGTTTGCTGAGCCTACTTCCCATTATTTTAAATTTTCTTTTCATCGGTCACCTCCGACACTTTGGTAACCGGCACAAACAAAAAACCCCGATCACCGTTTAGGTAATCGAGGTTCTATTACTTACTTTATGTCGTTTTTTTTACGACTTGCTAGTCGGAATTTTTATACTACATGTTATGTTAACTTCCGCAAGCTGTGAATGAACCTCAATCACCTAGACAAAAGTATAAAATTCATTTCCTCGTTTGTCAACACCTTTTTTACATATGTTGAAAATCCTGGTGGTGATTTAGGGATTCTACATTGTAATCTCTCCGTCTAGCATTAGCTGATGGAGAGAGATGCGAATATGGCATTTCCCCTTGGTACTTCATCTGGTTAAAGATAGGATGATTGCGATCTACATTCCTCATGCTAACGCGATCAAATAAATGGCACCAGCAGGCATCATGCGGTAGCCCTAATATGTTGATAATCTTATTCATTACGTTAGTTGAGCATCCGGTCCTTTGAGTAACAATGTCCCAAGCGTACTGCCTGCAAACGTGTAATTCGGTTGCAAAGCGCGTTATTGCCCCCCTTTCCGGCCATCCCCTGCTGTATCTTATGGCGTCCCATGTGGTCTTTTTAAGGAAAAAACTTCGATAATCTTCTTTATATGTCGCATTAGGCACGACAAGCCTCCCTTGTATGCGTCGCTTCTTATGCGACAATGTTAATTTTCTGACGGGCTTTTTCCTTGATGTTTTAACAAACACGATGACCTCCGAAATATAACATGCGGATTATGTAAACTGCAAATCTATTTTAAAACAGGGTTAACGGGGGATAGTCCTGCAAAAGCGAGTACTTTATTATTTCAGACTTAGGCTGTCAATAGTACGACGTCGCTTTTTACTGACTTTTGGTGAGAAATCGGCTTATGTCGAAAACTGTCTATAAGTTGTATTCTCGGAGAATGTAGGTTGACGAGTCGCCACAAATAAGGTCAACCGGAGCGATAATAGCGTCGCCCTTGTTTACCTTTATAATGACCTTACCTTGCCCTTTGTTCTTTACGCTCAAGGATAGACAGCTTGTCAAGGAGGTCGTTATAACGAATAACATCAACAGATGATAAGCGCTTTTTTTGCTGAAGATCATAGACCTCTTTCTTCAGGGCGTCGATCTTGTTCTGCATTGCCTCACGACGCCCGGGAATCCAGTCGGATATTTTTGATATGATAGAGATCAAGGACATTATTTTTTCCAAAGATAGACTTGATAGCACAATTCAATGCTGCAATTCAGGACAGAATCCGGCACAGATTTTAACCCGTTCTTCTGCATAAAATCAGTAATATCTTGAAACGCGGCTTTTCGGGCCTCTTCGTTTACTAAACCTTTGTCCTTTATTTCCTTAATAATCCTCATGATGTCCTTATAAATCGGAGATACAAACGCCCAAACTTTCCATGCTACTGAAATAAACTTAATCATACTGACTCCTTTTTACATGTGTAATAACGCTCACAATAATGTCCGTTTAGATGCTGGCAGTTACAGTCTTTTAAGTAACACATCAGTCCCTAAATCCTTCTCAATCATCATTAAGTGCGCTAAGGCTTCATTTGCCTCGGCAGTAATGTCAATGAATAGATCAATCTTTCCGCTGCGTTGACCGTCAACCGAAAGTTTTTGTATGCGAGATATGGCAGCATACACCGGGACCAATGAATGGACGGTTCTGTGAGCATTCATATTATCCTATGACAGTTACGTGAACTTTAAACACAGCCTCAATCATCTTCCACAGCATATCAGGCGCTAGACGTGCTACTAATCCGCCAATAATCGCTGACACAATGCAAGCCTTCCAATATCCTTTTTCTAATGCGGTAATACGCTTTTCAAGGCCGACACGCTCCGCCTTCGATTCTTTACATGGCAAATCAACTACGGTTTTCTGTATGTCTTTAAGAATAACCATGACTTCTTCATGGTGTTTTAAGTGCCTGTCACTATCGCTCTCAAGCAATGCTATTCTCACATCATCACTAAGCTGCTTGCGATCTGTAGCTATCATTTTTACGCTTTCTTGGATTTTGGACTGTACTTTGAACCTGTTCTTAGTGCTCTCCAATTGACAGATGCTTTTTTAGTCTTACCCACGTTATTCTCCTATGTTTACGGTTTGTGATTTATTTTCTGTTTGCAATTCAGCGTCGGTATAATCAGAAATAAGAAATACCCAAATAGGATACGGGTCGTTAGCGTCCTCTTCGGTGTATTCGTGATATACGCCTTCCTCGTCGGTGAATGAAAGCACGTCTTTAACTTTGGTTGATACGACGGATTGATACTCCGGCGTGTGGACAACCGCATGGCCTTTGCCGATATACCCCGGCAGTCCTTCGATGGTCGAAGAGTCGTCTTTGTGGAATATGATATGCGTTATGCACGCAGAGCCTTCGGGAACCGCACCGGCTGGAACTTGCTGTGACCAAAAGTTGCGGTTATAAGCATAGGTGTGTTGCATAAACACCCGACCTTGGAATCCTACGTCACAGGACATATAAGACTGTTCATCTAGATTAATTGTTACCATCTGGCCTTTTAAAACAGCCTCATCGTAGGTTGGATTAAATCGGGCAAAACATGGCGTCGTTATAAAGGTTATGAGTAATATTAAAAATAGCTTTTTCATTTGCTAATCCTTTCTAAAATTAATCTCTGCTTTTCGAGTATTTGCAGGATCTTGCCATTATTTTTAATTTGCAAGTCCAGCAATTGGCTTTGTTCTATTACCTTTAAAGACAATATTAAAATCGTGAAGGCCATTGCTAAGAAAACCGATATTAAGACGTATTCTTTCATATTTCCTCACTGTGAAAGTATTGTTGATATTGCGCTCACCGCTGTGGCGTCTTTGGCGTTGGAGTAGATGGCTAGTTTGGTAAATATGGCATTTGCCTGCTTGGTTCCATTCATAAGCCCGCCTACAGCGAAATTCGTTCCCCATGCAGGAGATGTCCAGTCTGTATTATTGGTCACCGTTGACCCACCTATATCTTTTATAGTCGTATTCGGATCGCCAGTGGGAGCGTTTGCAATTGCCGCGACTATGGTGGCGCTATTCTTGGCAACTACAACACCAGTTTTAGCCAATGCCGTAACCGAATCGGAATAGTTTGGGTAGAAAATTACGTCATCAGAGACTACAGACGTGGTAATAAGCCTTGTCTTTGTGTCTGTAGACATTAAATTCACGTCTTGCGTTGCCGCAATATCTGTTCCAGCCCATTCCGGCGCAAACCCAATAAATATGCTCTCCTCCGCTGCATTCCGATTCCCTGCTATAGCGTAGGTGAGGGTTTCTGCACCTCTTGGCAATGCCGCCGTT